CTTCCGGCGGATCAAGCGTTGCAAACGGTACCGGCGGCAATTCGGCCTCAACCGGCGGCAACTCCGGCACCACGCCAACCGGAACTGGCGGCGGCACCGTTGTCACAACCACCGCAACCGGTGGCACGACCACGACAACATGCGTGCCCAAGACATGCGCCGACGTTGCTCCGGCTTGGAATGCCACGAGCACTCTCTCGAAGCCGACCGCGTGCGGAACGACCACCGATGGCTGCGGAGGAATCTTGTCATGCGGCGATTGCCCAAACGGAACAGCAAATACTGGCTGCGGCCAAGCTCCTGGGATTACAACCATTGATTGGAGCGCGGTTGGCCTCGTTCCAGTCCCCAATGTCTGCGGGTCTCGTTGCGTCAAGAATGCTGGCGGTGCTTCCACCAGCGATTGTGCGACTGGAAAAGAGGCCTGGCTGTGCCCATCATCACTACCACCAATTGGGCTGAATGGATGCACCACGCTCTTCACAAACGCATGGTGCTGTAACGCAGCTTAGTACATGTAGGTAATCCAAGGCTGCCCGATTCTCATCGTCTGAGTACCAGAGCTAGTTGGGCCTATCCATCTGCCATAAGCTGGCGATCCCGCTCCAACATAACCCTGCTTCATCTTCACTACCATCTCCTTGATGAGTGGCGCTTCTGGCCTGTATCCGTAAATCAACGCATCGGACTGATAGACCAATGTGACGCTACCAAAGCCAGTGACCCAATCAGGATTGGAGGTGAATGGGTTCTTGGAATCAACCATGTTGCCGTTCAACTCCAGAGAAATCTGCGGGAAGGTAGTAGGTAGAGCTGTTGCTTGGTAAACATCCCAATCACAGCTGAAGTAAAGAGTTACTGATAGGGATAGCAAGTACGCACGATCCGGAAGTACTGAGGATAGCGGAATGATCAGTCCTACGGTTCCGTCGTTGCTTCCTATACCACCACCATTCCATTCCCAAACCCAACCTTGGTTCTCAGTGAAGGTTGCTTTTTTGAGACCCTTGTTGATGCTGGTGGCCGGGCTGCCATACAACAACCTCTCATTGTTTTCGCTGCTGGTAATTGGGACTCCTGCACCAGGATCTAGGTGGTACAGCGGAATTGCCGATGCTAAGTTGGGCACGGTTCGAACGACCTGGTTGACGTTCCAAGCAGCGAATGTCGCACCCTGACCGGTGATTCCGTTGAAGTTCGAATCGGACAAATCTCCGTAGCCGTCCACGGTACCAGACCAGAACGCCAAGTTGGCATGGCTGAGAGTGTTCCCGTAGATCGCAGAGTTGGCCGTTGAGAAAATATACCCACCAATGGCCACTCCATTTTCCTTATTGAGGGTGTTCCCCACGATGGTACTTTGCTCCGACAGCGTAGTACCCTGAATCCAAATGCCATAACCTCCGGCGGCAATGTTGTTGATGATGTTGCCGGTAACAGACGCACCAGCACCAGAGATATAGATACCATGCATGTATCCGTTCCACCCATCAATTGTATTATTCGAAACAGTTACGTTTGTTGGGTTTAGGCCTTGGCTTTGGACGACCATAGCCCATGGTACAGGATCCGGAATAAACAAATCGCGAAGATAAGTATCCCATAGCTTTATAGTATTTCCTGTAATGCTTGATCGTAGGTTGTTTGCGCCACCAGACGACTCAATTTTCATAAAGTTGCAATCGTTATCGCGAACTACAAACGCAACCGATTGCCCAGTAGAACTATTGGTTCCATCAGCAAAGGTGAAGTCTGTAGGATGCATTGTAGCAGCAAACCCCGAGTAAATCAGCTCGGCTTTATTGTTGTCGATGATGAACCTACCAGCTTCAACGGCTGGAGCCCCACCAATCCAATTTTCCACATTGTATCCAATCAAACCAAAGCGATTGTCTTTGATGATAAAATTCTCGATACGTACAAAGTTCATTGCCGAATAGCCAGAGCCCGAAGGGTTTGGGGTGGCGCGACCCGCAATCAAAATTCCTTGCCTCCTATTGATTTTGGTATCTGAAACCAAAATATCTAAGAAATATGGTGCGGCACTAGAAACATCCGGCGTGTTTCCATTTACAAATGCGTAACAAAGGCCGGCCGAATCGTTGTTGGCGAACGTATCTGTAAACGTGTTGTTCACAAACCTACCATTGGAGAATTGATTATCACTTTCTCCGGTAGCTGAATATATTCCAACAAACGGTGGCCGTTGATTAGCACCAGATATGAAGCGAGAATTTTCAATTCCAAAATTAGATATTGAGGCCGCTAATACCGATTCTAAATCAACTAGAACTCCACCCCAATTATATTTGGTGTTGAACACATCATTGGCGTCAAACGATCCTCCGAGTACCGTGCCAGTTAGATAGTAAATATCAGCGTCGTCAATCTTCCAATTTCCGCTGGTAAACGACAACCCTTGAACATTGTTGATGGTATACGACCCTCCCTTCAAAACCACTGGATTAGTGAAGTGAAGTGTCAACTTACTATCAATGAGAACATCCCTTACCTTAACCTCTTCGATACCATATTCATTAACCCAGTTCATCAAAGCGTCTGGAGTTACAAAGTTTACGTTGTGAGGGTTGCCATTATCAATGTACGAATTATCACCACCAAACAATGTGGCAAAATCAGAGTATGCCCAGGTATAAGACCCAATATCTTGATTGGTAATGTGACGACGAGCATCTGTCACTGCCACCGCTCCAGTACTGATTGTGACAGTGGCTTTTGCGATAATTGTTAGATCTTTTCGAGTATCTACAATGTCACGGAACGTAAGGGATTCCACAAAATAATCATTTGTCCCCTCAAAGAATTGAGTTCCGCCCTTCAAAACAGCCTTTAGTTGCCCGGTTTCTGTTACGCAGATAAAGTATTCCGCCACATCAGAATATGGCACCGTCAAAACCGGAAGGCTTACATCCATCGCGTCCATAGCCACAAAAGCACCATTGACAAGCGCCAGTCCGCCATAGAACTTCAGTGTATACGTATTCACTCCATATCCAGGAGCATTGGTATTCAGGTCAGTCTTCCACTTGAACCCACGCACAACTCCATTGGTGTGCAAATAACGCTCACCAGCTTGGATAAACTTTATAGCGGAATCGGAGAAGTTCTCCTCCGAAATAGTGCCGAAATCTCTTAGGTCTGTTATAGATTTGAAAGCTGTTCCGCTATGGCTTACACCTGCAACGGCAAAGTACTCGTCATTCTGTTTCGGGGTTGGGAATAGCTCAACAAACATCCCGTTGCCGCCTGATGGAACAGGAGACCCTGGGTAGCCTGCCACAAAATCTTCCCGGAATTCAATCTCAATAAAGTTAACGAACGTTTCATCATACACTTTGACTGGATGATTCTTCTTTCCGCGTGTGATTGGACCGCTGTAAGATCCGTCAAGATTATACATGTAGATATCAAACTCGCCAGTCCCGGCATTGTAGTTATCAATCCACAACCAAACAAAGTATCTGAAATCTGTAACCCCAGAACGATATCCCTTCAACTTCGGAGAGACTCTTCGAATTCTCCAATGTGTATCATTACCAGAATCCACGTGAGGTATCCTAGCGCGTTCCACAGCCACAGATTGTCCCAGTCCATTTACGAAAATCTCATGATAGTGATGATATGCGGTCGGATCGACTTGCTCAGCCCCGGCCATATTTCCATTATTGAACTGTACGGAATCATCCGAGAAATAGATATTAACAGGAGTTTGTGCTGGCAGTGGTACTTGTGCGGGATTTGCCGTACCATGAATGCTATTCAAAACCGTAATATTGGTCTGCCCAGCACCAGTACAAGAGAACGAAACCGCATCAATGATGAATCGTCCATAATTGTCAATGCTAGTATCGTCAGAACTGACCGGCTGAACAACAATTGTCTTTCCTGGAGCCAAACCTTCTGTGGCTAAATTAAAAGGAATTGCGTATGTTATGCTATAACCAACTGGGAAAATTGGAGACGGTGCGCCAACTGTGGTCGCGCTCCAATATCCATCGCCCTCGGTAAATCTAGGCTTCGCCAAAGAGTCCCGGCGATTTCCATTGATGATTACATTTCGATTGCTAACCGGAGTGATAACTAGAGTAGAGTAGTTGGCGGCTGCAATTGTAGTTGGATAAGGAACGCTGGCCCCTCCACGACTCATAACAGGTGTTGCGAATCCCGACCTGGTATATCCAAGACCTAATGCATCATATGGAGGAGTTTCAACAGCATCTCCAACCACATTCCATAGATAAACGCCAGTATCCCAAGATCCAGTTGCATAATTCAACTGCCCAGCAATGATAGTAAATGCAGCTCCATTATACTCATCAGCCAACATAATCCCAAATTCACCTTTGTGCGCGAATGCAATGAATCTATAATTGTAGCCAGCGGCTCTAAAGCCAACATTGGTAGCCTCTACAACACTATCAAGGCTATATGCCCCAGGTGTTGCTCCGATATTTCCGGTAACATCAATTGGCGGCAGATCATAGAAAGTACTTGGGTTGCCGTTGGGGTATAGGCGAAGATACAGCATGCAGTGATTGGCATCAAGCTTACCAGGATCAAATCCAATACCAACCGCAACAGCGCCTCTTGGACTTCCAACAATAACACTATCGTAAGCCAATTGAGTAGGAGCTACGTTTGCACTTGGCGGTGCTCCAGCTGCCGCAAATACGCCCCAGGTATTTCTGTCGAAATTCGGGCGATCAATTCTGGCATAACCGTCGTATCCATCGTCGGCATTGAAAAGATTGTTGGCATTTACGCGAACGGTCCAATCTGTTCCAGCATTGAACCGAATTGCCATAATTGGATAAGTCGCTTCAATTCCATTTCCGTAATTGATGCGAAGAATATCCCCAACCCGAACATTGGTAAACTTAGAATCAAAAACAAAATTCGTATTATCTGGTAAGAACCGAATAACATCATCACCATTACTGATGTTATCATGCGGAGCTAGCTGGCTTGGCTCGGCCAAGTAAGCATGAATCTTGGTTACTGGAACAACATTGATGGTATATCCATCACGTGGAAGATTTTGAATACGGGCAGTTCGAGGAATACCATTTGAATTCAACGTGGCCCTATCAACACCAGTAGATAATGTCTCTTGATTATCCACAAATCCCAAGGCCTCTTGTACGTTGGTGAGGTAAGCTGGAAGTTGTGTAAATGTAGACGTATCGACAGAGATAGCTGTAGCAGGGTGAATGAGTACGGTGGTGGCATTTTCGTGCCCAACCAATTCGTTATTAATCTCTAGAAGGGCCTCGGCTACCTGAGTGGCGGAGCGCACATCTCCATTCACATCAAGCAAACCAGTCCAAGAATACGTATCACGAGAATCCACTGGCACTGCGTTCAAATCAATATGGCTTGCAACGTGTCTAGCTGGAGTGATGTTATCCACCAACAATACGCCGCCAGAAATATGCGTTAGGAAATTAGAATTTTCTTCTGCCAAAAGATCTTGAACAATCTCCAGATTGGATTCAAGAGAGACAACGCTTGTGTGCAGAGAGGCGGTACTAAAGCTCAGGGCCAGTTTCACTTCTTTGATACCTGCATTATTGGCAACTTGATTATCAGTAATCGGAAGGGTAACCAACCCAATTGCTTGTAAGGCCTCGGCTCTTGGGTTACCGTCTGGCCCAATTAGAACTGAAATACGCTCATTAACACTGGATTTTGATCCTTGCGGATTTACTCCGAGAGTCTTCTCAATTGCAAAAACAGCTTCTCGCAATTGATTGATAGCAGACGAACCAAGCTCCGAGAGATTGTCATCAATTCTATAAATTGTTGAATCATTATCTAGTGAATTTGGATATCTTATCATACATCTCTCTTGTATAGTTGATCTGATGCCCCACAATAATTCTTACCACAAGATGTACGACTGTAAATCGACATATCATGGCCACGCCTGCAATGAGCCCTTGGCCTAGGACCTGGCTTGCAACGTATTTTCTCTATAGATGATGGGTAGTTTGTCATATCTTCTCATTAAGGAATTGGGAGTAGTGGGTTGGATAATAAGAACGAGTCCCCACTAGGCGTCATGCAATAAAGGTTACCGTTATTAGCCCACATAAAAACTCCATCTACTGGTGGCGAAGTGGGGCCGAGTGTATTGGGGAAGAAAATCAAACCCATCAAATTCACACTACCAGAACCATTACGGGCGGTTCCTCCAATATTTATATACCCAGTGCCAGCAAAGATGTTTATATCTCCATCGTCGCCAGGAAGGGCAGGTGGATCTAAAATAAACCCTTGCCCAGAATAAATAGTGAGGTCCGCTCCAAAGTCATGGTTACTACTTTGTGCCGCAATTGTCATACCATTTGCCACCCCATCAATTGTGGGTTGACTGATTTGAACCCCAGGTATTGATTCGGCAAACAAGAGATTTCTTGTCTCAAGCATTATATTCCCATCATTAGCGCGCAATATAATGTTGCCATCCATGTAATACGGATCGGCAAAATATCCCCAACCAGAATCTAGAACTACATTACCACCAGTTCCATCACTGCTGTTTTGTCCCTTAAGTGTAATTGGTTGTCCTACAGTCTCAAAAGTATTAATCCCCTCTTGAGAAATTGTTGGGTTCACATAATTGAAACCGAATACCATATTAGAGGTAAGAACGTTAACTAATCCAGTATCTGCAAATAGGTATATATTTCCAGACGCAAGACTGTTGTAATTGTACCCAGAATTCAACCATAGGTTTCCTGGAGTCCCGAATTCATTCACTGCGCCAAATGGAATAGATTGTGGCGAAATATACATACTAGTCGCCGTTGGAGTGTCCAAATCTCCTTGATTCAATACGGCTGGATAGTTAGGATCAAAACTTATAGATGATGCTTGGACAGAAACCACACCCGGATAGCTGTATAGATATATACTTCCAGCCTGTCCTAAACTATTGACGCCAGACTCTAGCCACAGACTGCTTGGAGCAAAGCTGCTGTTGGTGCCTTGAGAGATGATGAACAGATCATTCGGCGTACCAGTTGCATCATTTTGAGTTATCAATGGAGATGGTTGCCCGACATCAAATGCCAAGCGTGACGAGAACAGCTGAATAGAGCCGTCATACAAACCAGAAACACCATTGTGGCCGCCAAATAGCTTCAAATCTCCGCCAGGACCACCTAAGTTATTTTGAGGTACAATCCACAGATCTTGTCCTTTAGTGGGAATATCTACAACCTGCCCTTTTATGGTGTTCCAATCCGTACCATCTGGTAAGATTAAATCTCCCCAAGTTGGGTCTAGGGTAGTTACATAAAGAGATTCGACTAATACATCGCCGGTAGTGCCTTGAAATATTGCGATTCCATTAGCCACGGACGTGGGAGGCCCAACCACAACATTTCCAAGGCCAATAACCATGTTATATAGATCATCCAATGCCTGTTGAACATTTCCAGAGTAGAGCTCGGATATGTTATAGGCCGGATGAATCCAATCTCCACCGGTCACATGGGCCGTAAAGTCCTGTTTATGAGTGGCTGAGAACCCAGCCTCTCGCGCTCGGGTAGATCCGATGTACCTAGTCCTTACCATATTCTAATGCCCCAATATTGCGAGTTAAAGGATATCTTTGACAATATCAAATTTGCGCCCCAAATACCTATCAGAATCAACGATATCAGAGTATAGCCATTTGGCAATTTGTCTACATATGTTATTTCCATTGTATTGTAAAACTGAAGTTCGCCATCCGTTTAGAGACTTTCCCAAACACCTATCGGGTAACCCACCATAACCAACCAAGCACCCGTTCATTCCACTTAAAAAATCCTCAGTGCCTCGTGTAGAAAATACCATTTGGCCCTTATGATTTGGTCTGGATTTAACTTTGTGAATTATGCTTCACAGTATTATTGTGTGCGAATGTCCTAAAACTATAGAAACCTGCCCTAAAACTACGGGATGATTGTGTCCTTGGTCCGAGCTGGTCAATTGGTTTATTTGAGATACTGATGTAATTTTCTCGTTGACGATCACGCGATGCATATGGGCAAGTATGCCTCCTGGCCCAGATACCATTCCAATTGAAGTAAGAATCTCTGATGGAAGAGTGCTTGTATCTCTAATCGAACGAACCTGACAAATTGGGTCTGTCTTGCGCACACGTACCGCCGTAAACTTCTGAGCGCCTGATTCTTGAAGTAATGTTCTATTCCGATCCACATCAATAATCTCATAGCGCCATTCTTCCGTTCCATCCTGATTGAACCGGATGATGAAATCTCCATCCTTGATTGTTGGTGTTACCAAAGTCCAGCAATTTGGAATGAATGAATTCTCAATGCCAGAATCCTCACGCTTTAGATCTTCCTTAGTTGGGCCGAACCGAACCAAAATCTTACCATCACTTCGACGTGGACTGAAGTATTGGTCATATCCTGTTACCAAAGAAGTTCCATATGTATCTAAACCGCGATAAGTGGTGTTCTCTCGCGTCCAGCCAGTATGTTGAGATTCCTTTCCGGCCCATTGACGCCTGAACAATACCACCGGCTCCCCAGTAATCTCTAATAGGTATTCCTCTCTCATGTTCATATGGTCTTGCACGCCCAAACCACGTACAGCTCCATCGCTCTCCGAACCGTCAGCACAACCATACTCGCCACCAAAGTACGTCCCTATGCATTTTCCAGATAAGTAATCTGGAATGTACGTACGATCCCAGCCCGCCTGGTCGTATGCTGGGAAGCCGGCGTTTGAGGCATCAACAACATTCAGGTTTCCCGTGCCGGACAAGATATCCTTTCGTTCTCTGAATCCATACCCATCTCTGTGAACTCTAGCGTATTGGTCATCGAACCTGATGGTTGTCATTCCGACAGCCGTATTCTCATCCTCCCAACCTTTAAAGAGGCGTACAAACGGATCGTCAAACGTATGATATCCATCGTATCCATCAACAGTATGGATTCTGGGTTGATAACCATATACTCCACGTTCTGCTACAATCAAATACCCATCAACAACATCAACGTTTGAGTACTTGATCGGTTCAGCGCCAATTAAAACAATTCCTGTTGGAGGGAAAAGCGAAACATCATCCAGCGGAATAACCATTTCTGTAGCTGAGATGTTGCGTGTAAGAACGGCATCTGGATACATCTTCAATCCAGGCTCGTTTCCATTTGGTAACTGATCAAAAAGCAATGTCCCAGGCTCATGACCAGCTCCCTTCACTGCAAAGTAGTAGGTCTTGCCTGGATTAAAGTCCCCATGAAGGTCCATCGATAAATAACTAGCGGTGGTACTAGGTTTGACAACAAACTTTACCCCTTCACTGTATACATCGCTTTGTTTTGTGGACCAATACAGATTATAAACCAACTGCCAACTGCTGGGCTGAAGGTATTCTTTATGCCATTCAAGGGCAACGGTATAGCCATCTCCACCGCACGCCACGGTACGAACACCGTGGAGAGATAGATCGAATGTGCGTAGAAATACAGGAGGGTTGCACGCCATATTTACATGCTAGATTATCCTACAATGCTAAGACCAACATTGAACTGGCTGGCTAGTTCAAGCAGTTTTTCACGCCTTTTGTCTCTTTTTTTATCATCTGCATTATCTTTGGTATGATGATCGAGCACCTGCTCTACATATTCCTCTGCCTCATCATCGCCTTGAGTATCAGAAATGTACTTGGTTTGATTGCGAAACCCTTCCTGCTCAGTGGGGTTGTCAAGGTAGTTATCATCCGTAGACCCTGGAGTTGCCTTGCTTCCAGTTGTTTGTTGACATACATGGGTCATTTCATGTGGCAGATAATGATCGCTCTTCTCCACATCTTCACGAATCTTTCCATTCTCATCCAACAGCAAATCAACATTGATGTAGATAACGCCATGGTCGGTACGTGCAGAAACTGGAATTTTCGCCGCGCAAATAGGCCAAAGATCAATCTCAGATCTGTCAATCTCGTGTTCCTCAAGCATCTCTTTGACAACATCACTATCAAAGACACGCTTCTTCAGCGCATCCAACAGAGGAGCCAGCTTCTTATGAGGAAGTCCTTTGGTTACAATCTCATCGGGCATGAATTTCCTTACAATGTGATGTTTGCCATTCCAGCTAAACCGGTTGCCGAATCGGCGGTTGGGGCAGCCGATGCTGCGGTCGATGCTTGCGCTTGTGCCTTGTCCAATATACCTTTCACCTGACCTTGTAGCGCAGATAGTGGATCTTTTGTTTGCTTTACCAATTGAGAGAATTCTTGATAATCATTCCAGTTACCGCCCCAGCCACCAACGGCCGCCTGCATAAAGTTACCAACACCACCCCAAAATCCCTGAAGCTCATTCAAAGCACCAACAACACTATCAAATGAAATTACTGTATTCCCAGCCGCTTCAACAAACTTTTGGCAATTATTTAGTTGGGTTGGGTCTTGAGCGTTGCTAGCTGGCTTAACCATACCATCAATCAAATCTGCTGTGGTCTTAGTATTATTCCTAAACGTTGTGAATATATCCTTAAACTTACCAAACCCATCCTGCTCTTTGCCTTTCTCGTCAATTATCTCAACCATACGATTGAGCTTTTGTTTTACTTTATCAACATTACCGGACGATGATACTAATGTATCAACTAAATTTCCTACAAGCGGAACTAGAAGTAATAATTGAGCCCAAGCCTCTTTGACAATACTTTGGTAATATATGTCAACATACGCCGCTGCCGTCTTAGATGAAGCTATCGAAGACCTAGCCTGCCCAACACTTACCAAAAATTCTCCGAACCCACCTTGCAACTCGTCAATCTTAGGAACCTGATCGCCAACAACATCTTCCAGATCACCAACCTTTTCAAACGCCACATTTACCGCAGCTTCGGCGGCCTGAACCTTTTGCGCAAAGGTCGTTCCAGAAGTCGGATCGTCAACGCTCAGTGTTGCTTGAGAAAGCGCAGAAAGAGCTGTTTTGGCAATAGTAAGAGATTGCGATACTTCAGGATGATTGGCGGCCAGGGGTAAGACTACATCTATTTGCTGAATTAGTTCTGGAATTATTGGAGAGCTTCCTGATGTGCTAACAGACTTGACAATTTCTTTACCGTCTGGAGTTGTGGCACTGGCAGGTTTTCCGGTAAGAGAAAGATACAAAGCCCCAAGCCCCAACGAAACAGCTATGGCACTTCGAACAGGATTTCTCGCCAATACACCCTTGATACCAGCCCCTGTAAAGGCCGTGGCGACCATATTTTCTAGGTTATCAGCAGACCTGTTTTTTGCCATCTGCCAAGCTCTAATCTTGGCCATCTTCTTCGTATTAGCAAACGTCTGCCTGGCAGCGCGCACTGCGTTTCGAATATCTGCTGGATGATGCCCGGCCTGCCTAAGAGCTTTGATAGTGGCCGCCTGATCTCCATGTACCGAAGTGATAGCCTCTACTTTAGTTCTTGGATCTCGTACAAGCCGCAACTTACTCTCAGCGAGAATCTTCTTGGCTTCTGGAGAGGTTTCAACTTTACTAATGAATTTTTTAGCTACATTAGCGGTGGTTTTCGCAACAGCTCTTTCTGCATTGGCTGCCGCTCCAACGCCAGTAGCAATACCCTTGGCCGCCGCCCTCTCGGCAGAGCTAAGACCCTTGCTTACAGCCCCAGCTCCACCACGCAAAGCACTAACGCCTTGACTAAGCCCTTTACCAAGGCCCTTTGTAACAGCACGGCCAACCCCTGCCCACTGAGCCTTGGTTTCAAGTTCATAGATCTTGGCAAATTTTAGAGTTCGGTCATCCATCCCTAATTTGCCGGATTATGCAGGGTTATGATTCCCTAACAAAATCATCATAGAAACTATCGCTCTGCTTCAGATTGTTGACCTGAGAATCCCAGTTATTCCACAATTCACGGGCTAGAGTGATACGATCATGGAACCCATTTTCGCTGATCGATCTGGATGCTTGCTTAGTTAGAATCACATAACAAGCATAGGTTATGAGAATATCTTTCAACTGATCAATATTCTCATCATCCTCAAATGTAAAATACGTCACGCACGGAACCATATTAAAAGCACTCAACGCCAACTTTAGCGCCGGCTCAATCTCTTTCGCATCAACAGCAATCCTAAAACTAACCAACTCAACAAGATTTTCTAATGAAATGGACATACAAACCTCCAATGGTTCATATACCCGTTAGCTCACTGGCCGAATTGAAAAATCTTAAGCGGCTGGCGGAGGCCCACCAGGTGACATTCCTGGAGGTAGCGGCAACGCTGCGGTAGGTGTATCAATCACGCTCACAATGGGCGCAAACTTCGCCGGCAGCGTGCCCTTGGCCAACAGGGAAACCCCCTGAATGATGAGCCAAGGATCGGCAGGCAAGAATCCACGGACAAGCTTCAGGAAGCCGCCCATCTTTGGATGTGAGGTAACCCAACTATCCAATTGACTACGATGTCCTAATAGCAGATTGCAAATATACAATACTACAAATGCAATCCAAACCCAATGAGCTGTAACAAAAGTAATTGCTTGTTGCATATATGTATTCAAATAGTTTAGTAGAAATACTCAAGCATCACCTCCCCCTCTTCTAGTTGATACATTTAATGCTGCAACAATCAAGGGTGTGCTATTACCCACCGCCCCACCCTGATTTGACCCAATTGAAGGGGCTGTTCCCATATCCGAACCTACAGAGGCATGTTGAAGCTTCCACCGCTCCACCATACCGTTTACAATCGAATCCCTACCACGAGAATTGGCAATGATTTGAACTTCTTGTGCCGTCAACGCTCTATTATAAACGCGCACATCGTCTAATACTCCACCTATATTAGTTCCACTATCCGAAGCCGCTCTTCCAGCCATGCGAGCCGTAGAACTATCGGTATCGCTACTACTACCAGTCCAGCCCGCAATGGTCAGCGAATTCTCCTGTATTCCATTAACATAAATTCGCATAACGGTGTTATTCCACTCAAACACACCACATACATGGCAAAGCGTGCCTACAGTGGGGACTGTTGTCCCATCCACAGAAGATACCGAGTTAGCATCAAGACGACGCGCACTAGCACGAAACCCCGTGCCCATTCTCATAGTAATCGCCGCTCTAGCATTGGTAGCTGATGCGCCGGTTGAAAAAAACAACATCATTTTTTCAGTTCCGGCCGTTGAGGTAGGATTAATCCACGTCATCAGCGTGCAACCAGTAATATTTCTCAACACACCCAGCGATGAGGTCAAAGCTGCCGTCTGTAAACTGCCTAAAACAAAATCAACTGCCACTATTTACCTCTAATGAATATCTATATATCAAATGCTCTATAAAATCGTGTAAGTGCTTGATATTGTTCAGAATATTTGTCTCGCTCTGAGGTGTCTAAGCCTGCGCACCTGCGGAGAGACACCGCCTACAAATGAGAGAGTGCCCAATCCTAATGGGCTTGGTTTCATGTTATGCTTAATTAACTTGCACTTGTCGTACCAGTTATCAAGCTCCTTCTGATATTGGGTATTCAAAAGCTCAGAAACGGTTGGTGGAGTAAACCCAATACCATTATCCTGAACATTAAACTCTCGTCCTCGTTCGATAAGTGCCTGAGCCCCCAGCGCCAAATACAAAGCCCCTTGTACCAAAATATCATGGAATTGTTCAATAATTGGCGTATCTTCCCAAGTGAACAGCGTAAAGTGAGGGATTTCGTTGAACATAGTTAATGCTTGGCAAATAAAAGCCACCAGTTCATCCACGGTATAAACGTCACAATCTTTGTACACCGCGTTTCCATTCTCATCCAATCTGCGCGCCTTTCCACGGCTCTTCAACCTCACTCGCAATGACTTCAGCACGTTATTGATATTGCAGATGGCAATCTGACTGAAGTTATAACCAGGATCATCTCCAAGCTTCTTCAGACCATCGGTATTGAGGCCAGGAAGCTGAGAATTGAATGTGGTAAACGTATATTCTCCAATCATATTGAAACCCTGGTAGACGCCTTGCCAAGCATCTCTCCAAGTTCCGACCGGAGGATATAGACCAACACTGTAATTAAATTGATATTCCCCAACACCAATATGCATGACACCCATGCTAGTGGGCCCTACAGCAACGCCACCGCTTGGTTGAATCACCGTTACATTTGGGAAACTATCCAGGTCAACCGGAGCACCATCGACGGCAAATTTAGCCGCAAGAGCTACGGTATCGTTTGGTTGTATGATATCGGATCGTGGAAGTGTGGCCATACTTCTATGCATCACTAGCGATATATTTAAGCGAAGAGACAAAATTACAGATCTGCACCAACTCTCTAGCTTAAAGAGAAAAAATGAAAAACCTAGCATCCAAAGGATGCAAGACGAACTTTGCTCGAACACTATCTATATTGGGGATTTTGTGCCTAAGCTGCTTCCAAGAGCAAGAGGCTAAATCAGTAGATAGCGCATACCAATGCGCACCAGCTTGCAGACACGCGCAGTCACTCAATTGCAAAGAATCTGAAGATGCAGTTTACCCAATTGATTGTTCAGTGAGCGCAGAGTGCCCAGACGGAATATGCATCAAAGGCAAATGCACAGACACATGCGAAACACTATGCCGACAAAACATTCGCAAAGATCAACACCAAGGTTTAGCTTGTTGGTCAAAAATAACATCCTGTGAACAGATAGCAACTTGCGCTAAATAGGAGTGACCGAAGTTACACCAAATGGCCGTGAGGCATTGATGGCATACGTTTCCCATCTCGATACATTTTGTATATATGAAGATCCGCTGGCCGTCCAGGTCCAAGCAATTATTGATTCATCATAAGAGCTAGTACTGGAGAACGCAAATTGAGTTGTGGTTTGGGAGCCTGGCACTAGTGTAATTTCGCCAATAACTCCAATCGAAGTTGCACGACTAAATGTTATTACAGCGCCTTCTGGAATTCCTCCAGATGGAGTAACCAACACATATCCATCTATCAAAGTTGCATATCCAAGACCCACACTACTTGCTTGTATTACCTCAACATTTTCCTTCCAAGAAACAGATGCGACATACGTTCCAATAGCCGGAACACCAATTGGCAGCTGTAGACCATGAATATATAAACCAGATCCAATTCTGGTCATTGGTCTTGGGTAATAAGCAGCTGATGAAAGATCTGGGAAGATTACTTGATTCACTACTGGAACATAATATCCATCATTGGGACCGGCATAACCATCCGAATAACCATCTGGGTAGTAACCATCTGGCGCATCGGTATAATATCCATCAATTAGATAACCATACCCATCGAGCCAATTGCCATCACTACCCAAATCACTAGGGATTCCATCAGCATCTAAAACCTGGACAACCAAGCGGACAGTTTGCCCAGTATTCGCAAATATGTAATTTACAGATCCCATGCTTATATGTCCGGTTATTCGTCGTCAGCTTTTCTCTTAAAAATCGGATCAACAGCCAAAATAGGAGCGCGATCTGCGGCGTCCATATCGGCCGTCTCTGCCGCAAAGGCTTCATCTGCAGCCACCGAATCATCCTCTTTATCCAGCTCAGGGAATTCAATCTTCTCAATCTCTGGTGGCTTGCGCACGTTACGAGTAGAGGATACATCAAGAACTGGAGCTACTTCAACGCGAGCAACAAACACCTCAGGGGCCACATCACGTCTCTTGATGTGAAGGCCCTTCTTGAAAAGAGAACCGCTTTCAAAGCTCTTATCAATTTGCTTTCGAGTCAAATTGTAGAGGGATAGTCCATTCTTCTTTTTAGCAAGCAGATTTATGCTTCGTCCAAGCGGTAATGTAATGGCCAAGTCTCCAAGCGTAATATCTTGAAATCGATTGACGTTCGTAATCCAAAGTTCTTCTTGTTTATTTTTCACTATTTACCTCTGTAACAATTGTAACATCAACCGCTTTTGGTTGTTTGCGATTGTTCAAACCTACCGAAAAGACAACTTCTTGTCCCTTCTTCAGTGTCTTGAAGCCTTCACCAGTAATATCCGACCAGTAAACGAACAAGTCCGCTTCGTTTGGCCGAGATATAAAGCCATACCCGAGTTTGGCATCGAACCATACCACCTTACCTACAAACTTTTCTTCTTGCATAATCTTCCTCTTGGCAGGCAAACCTGCGTCTTTCAGGATTATGCTAAAGTATTGCCTTCTTTCTAAGACCAATCTTGATTTCCCAAAGGTCCATCATCAACAAACACGCAGCCATTTCCGCTAAATCACTATAAAGCGGTTCTAGAAAAGCCGTATCATCCCATGAGAAATTGGTAAAGGGCGGGATAGAATTAAATCTAGCCAATGATTTATTAGAAAACTCAACCAATTGATCCGGTGTATATACATCATATTCGCGATGACATGTATCTAACCGCAACTTAATGAGCTTTAGAACAATATTGACATTGTTGATAGCTACTTGACTATAATCGTCCATATCAATCCAACCGCACCAATCCCTTGTGTTCATTGATTGCTTCTTGATATGAGACTTCTGGGGGTAAAATAGCAACGCCATCCACCACCAAACCACCAACACAACCAATCGTCTTATGAATCTCAGCAATCCCAAGGGCAGCAATTTGTTGGCGCTCTTGTGGCGTCTTAGCTCCCTTCACAGCATTTTGAAACTTCTCCATCAGCTTGCGCACTTTATCTTCACAACCCTGCTCACGCGCCAGGCCAAGGATAACTTGCATAGTTTGTTTTTCGGACAGTAGCTTATTCTTTCGACTCATAAAAACACCTTCATTGATTCAGCTTTTGACTTAAAGGGAGGATTAGTCAATCCCGGAGCATTGCTCTTACCATTCTCTTCGAACACCAATGTGCGCTTGTATGGTAATTTGGTAGAGGGAAATACTCCAATAATCTTGATTTGAGGAGGGGTGGCGTGAATTCTATTGTGGCAATTACTGCAGACGATCACCAAGTTCATCTCATGATTGCTTGTATCCGGGTCGGTGCGCTCCACAATATGATGCTTATGCAGGACGGCTGTATTGTCCTCATTGCATATTTCACATACACTAGGAATCAGCTTTTCCTTCTTACGTCTTCCCATATTCTGAGAATATATCAGGGCTTTGGACAATATTTAACTAATGCCTGGGCCACTAACCGAGCCTCTCTCTCGCCGTAATCTCCCCATTGAGAAATGCGAATGTTGTCTTGAAAGCTGCCACCATATCCAAGCGCAGTCATGATTGGATTGGTCTGAGAATGCAAAGATCCACAAGCCGACCCAAGCCCAACAAAGATTCCGTCAGCTTCCAGTTGAGCCATTACATGCGGACCCATCTTCTTTCCAACGTTGAGAAAAGTAGCATGTGGAATCCGATTGGCATTTTCGCCAACAATATCAACCCCAATGGATTTTACAGCTGATTCAATTATCGATCTGAAATTCAATGCTCTATGATATCTGGCGGATAATGTCTTGACAGCTTCTTCCAATGCTACGGCCGTCGCAACAACCATTCCTACATCAGGAGTTCCGGGGCGATCGAAATAGTACCGGCTACCCAAACCAAATTCCCGCCACCAATTACTATCACGTAAGTATATAAACCCAACATTTACTGGGCCTCCAAACTTATGAGCGCCAAATATACCAATCCTTAGATTAGGTATCTTTGAAACATTGATGGGAATCTTACCTAATGATTGGGTCAGGTCACAAAAGAATGGAACAGTGATATTCTCTATATCTTGTATTGTTCCAATCTCATTCTGCACATGCATACATACAAAGGCCGATTTTTCAGGAGGCGTAAATGTACATGCAACAACTCCGTTTTTATTCACAAAGAGATCATTATTACCAAAGAGTTCTCTGGCTTTCATTGCCACTGACTTATGTTCGATGGTAGAACAATACACCTTATCAAAGTTCTGAGCTTTTAAGATTTCCAAGCCCCATTCGCAGGCTTGTGTGCAGGATGATGTGAAGACTATTTGATTGGAATTTTCCGCCCCAATCAATTTGGCAATTTGGGTTCTGGCCGTCTCAAGCGCTGACGCCGCCTGTCTTCCAGGCTGAGAAATTGACATAGCATGGCCATGCCCACCAATTGACTTATTGAAGTTTACGTAGGCTTCGAGGGCCTTTGGGGTGAGTGGTAGGTGTGCGTTAGCGTCCAGAAATAGTTGCATTTGCTTCCTGAATCGTCATGGGTTTGAGGGCTACTCTTTGGCCCTGTTCAAACATATAACGAATAGATTTAGGATCGAAAGACAAAGAATCGTCTGTCAATACCACGTCTGGCAGGAATACCCGAACCTTAACATCTGGATACATTCTAGCTACATCAAGAAGATTATCTCTGATTATTTGGTTTGTGAAAATATCCAATGTCCTCATCAACTGTCCAGTTAGAGGTGGCATGACAGCACTATCTCCTATAGCCAACATACTCGCAAGAACAATATCTACCTCGGTTGCACCGGCATCAATCGCATCTTGTAGAGGAGCTATACGACGCACACCGCCATCTGTATACCAAAAGTGTTCAATTTGTATGTTGTCTAGGAAGAGCGGAAATGCACTAGATGCCAAAACCCAATCTCGAATATTTGGATTGTCTTGAGTGGCGCTTTCGTACGTTCCTTTCCCCCAACTGACAGCACCAACAATCAATTTCTTACCCGCGGCTTTGGTTTTATCAGGATCGAAATGCTTGTAAACCAATTTTTGAAGAGGTTTTGAGCTATAGATTGACTTTACCTTCACCATTACAAGGTAAGGTAATACAAAAGATGCGAACCAACAAATTCCCAATATAGCCGTAAGCCACATAGGCGCATCTAAGAAAAATGATACGGAGGTTGCCGCTAATAGAAACACAACTGGAATGCCACTTATAATTAGCCACTTATACAGCTTGTGCTTCCAAATAGAACGGTTTCCTTTGATAACATTGAACCAAAGATTTTCCCCGAACTCTATCATCTCTTTCAAGTTTCCTTGGGAAAACATTGAGGATAACAAGGCCCCAACCGATACGCCAGCAAAGCCCTCGTACTCCAGAGCCGGATCAAGTTCTTTCAGCTTGCTCACCACTCCCAGTTGAAACGCCCCTTTCGCGCCGCCACCCGATAAAACCAAGAATTTCATACAATCTCCTTCCATGTATGCCCAATCAAAACATTATCTTAGATAAACCATCTGGATTGCTCTTGATAAACCTTACAGCATCTACATTGAGCTTGGAATACTTTCATTAGGTTCCTATATGCCAAACATGAACATCTACAGTCCCAGTGCCTCTAAAGAAGATTTTGTCCTCAGCTCTAGTTCCAAAGTTAAAAATCTGCGCATTGCTAATTCGACCATGTAAGTGTTGGCCATCAAAAGAATACTCTACATTAGTTCCAGCCGCGCACACAAACATCATTCGGCGAGCCCCTCGGAAAGCAGTGGTCACCTGTGGGGTGGTTGGGAAGTATCCATCAGTGATAGCAACAACTACCGATTGAAAGTAATTGAAATCTTTTCCTCTATTCTCAGTCATAATTTACCTCAAATGCTTGCAAGTTGGTATCCTACTTATACAGCAATATGCTTTACTCATCAAACCTGGTTGGTACCGTTGCCAAATAAGTGTTTGTGGCCTCAATAATCTCTGCCTCTGTAGTAGCAGCTTGTATAGCTGCCTTAACGACCTCCGATCCACCAAGAACAGAGGCAATAAATTGCGCCATGGTCCCAAATACTGCGCGCACTTCATCGGCATTGTTGATAGAAATATAGTCCGAATCATCAATTGTTCTAACAGTGAATGGATAAGACATGCCCATCAACTCCCATTGATCGGCCACAGACGCCCACCCCATCCATTTTAGTTGAGCATTTGTACTTACAGATAGATACTTACCCGAACCAGGAGGAAACTCAACCCCAGGGCCTCTGATAATATACGCCTCTCCTGCATTGTTGACGATACTCAAATACTGGAGTTTTATATTAGTCAGCTCAGTAGCTTCAATGGCAGCTATCTCCTCAGTAGATTTTAGCACTAATTTGAAATCAGCATCAAAGGTCAAATGCGATAATGGATATGGCCCTATCAATGACAAGTATGGATTAATAACCCATTCAGTTTCGGGAAAGTCTGGCGTGTTTACACTATACTTAATTTCCATGGTTGTTTTGTTGATTACATTAGACATATACTCTCCTTTATACCAACCACTCAAGCATCACGAAGAACAAGCCCCAATCGCCCGTAAGTTCGGTACCTCCCGATGGGTTTTGTCGGACCAACTCCATTTGGTAAAATCGATCAGCCGTATACGACAACGTGGACAGCGTAATTGTCTGTGTATCACGCTGGAACGTCACGTTCGTGGGAATGCTGATATCAGTCAAGGTTGTGCTAATCCACGAGCTCAACGTCGAGTTGTCAGGAACCTCTCTCGCTTTAATGGACAAACCTACCGTTCTAGTACCACCTGGTGCCGTCATAGCCTTACTCATGAAAGTAAACTTAACTTGAGTACAAGTAGCCGGAATGCGCACAGTCCAACCAACTCCCTCGGAGGTGGTATCGTCAAACCTACGAATCAAGACCGCAGCATTCACCAAATCTGTATTAAGCGCGGCTGGGGATGTAACTGCCCAATCAGATCCAGGATCATCAAAATCAGGCGCGGCAAAGTTTTGAATAAGTAACGGTCCTGAGCTACCACCAGTTGGCGTCTGCCACGTAGCGGCCGTCGAAGAGGTGGCAGTTAAAACCTGCCCACTACTAGGCGCTGTAGCAGATGATACGGATACCACTGTGGTGGCTGATTTCAAACCAGAAGCATTGAAGGTATATCCATCAATATATCCCTTGGTGGCCGCATCTGTAGATGCAGTAGGGGTTGTTAATCCTTTAATCTGAATACTATTCATTGTCAGCGCAGTATCACTAAGAGTCATGCGCAGATTAGTACTAGTAGTTCCTCCAGTAGCAAATTTAATAGTCTTGGTAGCCGTTCCAGCAACTATTGCCAAATGACCACCGATCGAGAATAGATAAGAATCATTGATGCCAGAAATGTTGTATGCTGCCTCAGAATACGTAGAGCTATTGAACCACAAATTTCTACGATCAGTAGAAACATCAATCGGATTTATAACCTGATTGACATTGAATTGCCAGGTTTTTTCAAGTGATGGTAATCCCATATTTTCCTTATGTAGCCGTAATTACAATGCCGGCAGCCAAACACGAAGAACTTCCACCAGTAATAGTAGGTGTCGCTAACCAAAACTCTATTATCGCTGATCCGGTAGGTGGCGTGAAAATTTGAGGACCAAAATTGTAATCGGTTTCCAAACCAGCAACCACTCCCGATTCGAACAAAATTGTTGTATTTGTTTTGTCGTACAATCGGATCTGTGCAGTAGATCCTGCAGGAATTTGAACTAACGTATTGAGTCTAAACACAGCCGTTCCGGCTCCCAATACGGTGTAATCCAAGACCGGAATGGCACCAATTAATGTGTAAGTTGACCCTGCTGGTTGGGTTCCGGAGACTAGCGGAAGATACGTCAGAGCGGGCCCAGAGCTTAGTTTTGCATCAATATTAGCAAGGTGTTCTCCAATGACATTGTTCGTTGGAGCGGTGTAATTGGTAGGAGAATATACAAGCCCAACATGATAGCCATCAATTGATCTGGAATCATCAGCCCACTGAACACTATCTTGGCCATCAATTACATGGTAACCATCTGATGCCCCAAAAGTTCCAGCGGGTGCTGCGGAATAGCGGCCATACCCATCAACCCACGCTATAAACCCTGGCTTAACAGCAGTTTCGCTAGCTAGGGCTAACAAACTTGGCATGTGCAAACTTTGTCTGAAAAATAATCCTGTCATAGCGCCTTTGTTTTAGGTAAATAACCCTATGCCTTGTTGATATTGTTGCAATAAATAGTTTTGAGATCTGATAGTGCTTTCAATGCGTATATCGTCCACAAACCCCGCATTAGAACCCCAAGGACCATTGAACCCCCAATCTATACTCGCTGGCGTGATTGTTGTAGTAGCGGCCTGTAAACCATTTATATATACAATGGCCACACCAGTAGTAGCATTGTAAGTTGCCGCAACAAACGTCCAGTTGACCAGAGAGTTAGCTGGTGTACTAACAGCACGTGCGCTGGTTGACCAACTGAAATTTATTACTCCGCTAGCATCAATAAATATGGCAGCCGAAGGATACGGAGCTGACCAAGTATCTCCTGTATGATAGTTTTTTGCGATAAGAGAGATACCTCCTCCTCCAGAATATAGGCGCGTCCATGCAGAGAGCGTAATAGAGCTAGATTCTCCAATACTGGTATCGGCAGTCATCATAGATGCAAAATGTACGCTTGTAACTGCCCTTGCACAGTTGCCAAATATACCTGGCGTACCTGCAATAATCGAGTTGCCAGAGGGAACAGTTAAGTCAAGCGTTCCACCAACCCCTGTATTGGCAAAAGGCGCAGCTAACTCATCACACGTCCACAAAATCTGCGTATACCCATCTGTAACTGTTGTTCGGAGCGCACCTGTTCCACCACCTCCCCCGCTATATCCATCTAAAGCCGATTTGATAATATTCTCTTCAGCTACCGCTCTGTTCGTCTCTGCGGTTACTAAGGAGATAATAGAGGACGCATAGCCATCTACATATACAACGGTTGCATATCCATCAGCAGACCCTCCGCCTCCACCACTATACCCATCCAAAGCTGCTTTGATAATATTCTCTTCAGCTATCGCTCTGTTAGTTTCTGCAGCCACAGAAGCTATGATTGAAGCTGCATAGCCATCTACATACGTTTGGGTCGTATAGCCGTCTAAGGCCGTCTTGATTTGATTCTCGGCACCAATTGCCCTATTAGTTTCCGCCTGCAATTCCACTGTGGTAGCGTATCCGTCGAGACTTTGAGGAACTCCATAACCATCTAGTGTCTGTCGTATTAGCGCCTCAGCAGCTTCGGCCCTGGATATCTCAGATTGTAGCAATCCTCCATCCGCAGCGGTACCAGATGTAGTTCCAATAACCAATGCCCCAGTCACAATACTGTTGATAGTCCAAGTCATTATCGACTGGTCATATTCACTTGAGCTTACCAAAGAGAATTCATTTGTAGTCTGGGAGCCCAGAGACACATCTCCAATTTGGCCCAATGGAGTTTTTCGACTCCACATTACTTTAGCATCTACAGGAATTGCTCCAGGTAAACTAACTGCAACATATCCATCCACCAATGTTGCTTCGCCACAGGTGCCTATGGAATTATAACCATCTAGAGCACTTTTAATTTCTTGTTCAGCCGCCAAGGCTCGATTCGTTTCCCCTTGCAAATCAACGAGAGTGGCATATCCATCCAGGCTTTGTGGCACTCCATATCCGTCCAATGCAGTCAAGATGGTTTGTTCAACCGCTACGGCGCGATTTGTTTCAGCTTGCACCTCTGCGGTGGTAGCATAACCATCCAGATCTGGTGGTGCCCCATAACCATCTAGAGCAATTAGAATATCCTGCATTCCCGAAGTAAGCCCATTTAGCTTATTCTTATCAGCAGAGGACATAACACCATTAGCTGCTAAATTTGCTAAAAGACTTGGATCTTTGTAATTAATTGTACCCATATATTGCCCTGTAATCACATGCTGCAATATGCAGCCTAATATGCGCAATTTACTTACGGATAAGCCACTGCCAAAACAGTTCCAGTTGGTTGCGCAGTGGTAACTGTAAACCAAGTTGCGCCGCCATCTTCTGTGATATATGCCACAGAGGCTCCGGTATCAGCTAATATAATTCTACCAGTGTACGGATCATAAGTCGCATCTCGAACATTCACCGCACCACCTCCGATAGTGCCACCATTCGACCAGGTTACTCCGCCATCTATAGAATACATCGTTTGAGAATCGGTAGTGGCAATGGCAATAAGCCTCTGATGAATAGGGTCCCAAACCAACGCATACCAATTCCTACTTGTAATTGTTCCACCATTAACCCAATTATATCCATCTGTAGTATACTGGGATTGAGTACCACCAAGACTTGGCAAAACCACAACACGTGCATGCACCGGGTCATATGCTATTGCATTCATAGGAACAATAGGATTGGCCATTGGATAGAAGTTCACACCACCATCATCGGTATACAGTGCATCTGCTGTGCTGCCGGCAACCCACATACATCTATTATGCCCAGGATCAAAGCAACCGGCAAACCACCCTGCGGCCACAATAGTAGATGCACTCTGCGTCCAAGTAACCCCGCCATTGGAGGTCATATATGCTCCAGAAGTTTGCGATTGGGCTATAGCGATTGTGGTTTGATGATATCCATCATACACCAACTTAAACCAAGCTTGATATGAGGCATTAGTAACCCCTCCAGCCGTCCATTTAGCACCACCATCAATGGAATAATAAGTAGACCCGGATAATGTTGCGCCATTCGAGATGGTGATATACCTAGAGTGCGCAGCATCCCAAATCATACCATACCAACCACCACTTGGTAATGTGCCACCAGTTGCCCAATTAAATCTACCATCTTGAGAATAACAAGATGTTGTAGAGTTTCTAGTAGCTGTAACTATACGCCCTGAATACGGGCCAACAAACAAGCCTTGCGGGCCTTGTGGTCCTTGTGCCCCTTGCGTAACCACTCCGGGAACACCCTGGTCTCCTTTGATAGTAGTCGGGCTTACCACCGACCCAACCGCCCCAGTGTAATACCACAAAATTCCGCGGACTGTAGTGTCTTGAGTGGTTGGGTAAGCTCCATCCCATCCGTTTCTTAGTTCAAAAACAAATGTAGAACTAAACACCAAAGGGTTGGCATAATGCCACTTATACCAAGCCACATGACCACCACTTGGATTAAACACCACACCCGCATCTCTGGTCTTGCCTGGAGTTCCAGAGCTGAAATAAAACCCATTTTGAGCATAGTCTTCAATTGAATCATATTTATATTGGTCAGTTTGAACCTGCGCCCCACCGACATTTATCCAATTATACCCATCTTCACCATACCCATCGATTACGGCGTTCATCCATCCTTCAAGATAATGAAAATCAGTTTGCCCAGTTAGATCATAATATCCACCAACAAACACGCCACCGGTTGGAGAGTTGACAGTCAGTAAATTTTGAGTAGCATAAGGAGCCACCACATAATTCATAGTAGAGGACCAGAGCTTTCCATATAGCCCCCAATTCATACCAGTTCCCAACTTATATTCCAAATATCCACCTAAAAGATGGTTTCCGACGTTGACAAGATCTACAAACTGAACCTTCACATGACTGCTGAATGGAGCAACGAAGTCCAAATAGAAACTAAGGCCATTGTTGCTCGAAACTCCACCGCCAGCCCTATCGCTGTAACACGCAGCAGCACGAAAACAACCAATATCTTCTACATATCCATCTATAGATGGAGTCAGCTCACCATCAACAAACACCTGAAACTTCATGGTTGGCGTAGCGCCGGAATACCCTAGCATCGCTAGTGTGCAAAAAATCTTAGATAAATACCCAGCACCATCGATATCAAGCACAGTATATCCACCACCAGCTGGCAATTCAGGGCCCCTCAATGTCGAGATGTGTGAAGTAAATACGCCTGGATATTGAGGTGAATCTAGTCCAGGTACACGAGCCGCTAAATCAGCATAAGCTTTCGGCACCACGTCATCGATACCAACTGGGGTTGCTGTTCTCATAACTGCAAAACCAGTATCGGTAGAGTTGCGCACCTCAACCACCCCAGCATTGTTCTTTAATTGAGGCCCGCCAATTCCCAACTGAAACAGATTGTCAACAATACCACTTATTCTTTGCAGTAAACCCATAATTCCTCATTACGCATTTGCGACTACATAATTAACACTACAATATCCCGCGCCTGCACCAGGGCTTCCTCCAACCGTCACTTGTACCTGCCCCAACACGCCCCAGAGCGTGTCTTGTGGCGCTTGATACAATCCGGCGATAGTTGGGTCATTATCAGTGGTCGCTTGCACTAGAGCCGCCGATCCAGAACGACCCACACTAATAGTAGTTCCAGGAGAATATGGTGTATCAATTCTCACCACACAATCTTGAACTACGGCAGTGGCTGGTATGCTTGAAGCTGAATTTTGAGTAGCTCCAGTTCCAATCGCAAACCTTATAGTCTGAACGACCCCAGAAGACGACCCGCCATAACCATCCAAAGCCGATTTGATAATATTCTCTTCAGCTACCGCTCTATTAGTCTCTGCGGTCACAGAGGCTTGAATGGCCGCCGCATAACCATCTACATACGCTTTGGTGGCATATCCATCAGTAGAACCACCGCCGCCACTATACCCATCTAAAGCGATCTTGATGATATTCTCTTCAGCAATCGCCCTATTTGCCTCATTCTGCACTAATGTTTCAACGTCTTCGGCGGTTAGCGTTGCAACTCCTTCAAATACCGAAATACCAATTCCGCCCGTTGCTTGTATTATGGAAAATGGCTCTCCTCCATACGTCATTACATAACCATCTAGGGCGACCTTGATGATATTTTCTTCAGCTATAGCTCTATTTGTCTCAACCGAGATAAGCGCTTTGATTGAGGCTGCATATCCATCTACATAAGCCTTGGTAGCATATCCATCTGTTGCGGAACTACCACTATAGCCATCCAGCGCCTGTCTGATTTGATACTCTGCGGCCATTGCTCTATTAGCCTCTGCCGTTACAGATGCTTTGATAGAAGCCGCATAGCCATCCACATAGGTCTTTGTGGTGTATCCATCAAGTGCGGCTTTGATTTGGTTATCGGCAATTGTGGAGCGGCTTACTTCGGCAGATAGTGAGGTTTTAGAGGCATAGCCGTCAATAAGCACCCTGATTTGGGCCTCTGCCGCTGTGGCCCGATTTGTTTCAGATTGTAACGCAGCTGTGGAGGCATAGCCGTCTATTATTGGGCCAATTCCATTTAGCTTATTCTTATCATCAGAGGACATCAACCCATTGGAGGAGATGGTGGCTAAAAGGCTAGGATCTCTATAGTCAATTGTACTCATATGTTACCCACGGCATTAAGCCTAAAAAGCGATATCAACAACATACGAAAATATTCGCTGCACATCACAACATAAACAAAAAGCCCCGGTTTTCACCGAGGCTCTCTGTATTCACTGTGGTAACGTGGGCTAAGCCGCTCGCCTGCGTGCATCCCTATCCAACTTCTTCTCTATCCATTCAGTCAGCTTCAGAAACCGCTCGTGCTTACGGTCAAGATAAATAGACGAATCAGAGCCTTCATACAGCCAAGAACAAAAGCGAAAGACTTGTTGATTTCCAGTAACCTCTGAAGTCCAAGTGTTGTTGTCTGACACATGTGCAATATACGAGTGTATAGATAATTCATTTTCGACAATATCAACAATGGCCCTAATAGTATTTTCAGTTCCAACAAAACTAGCATTCCACTCACCAGTCTTACTAGCCATTTTAATGCTTCCATCTCCATCAAACACTCCTCTGATAAAGTGGCGATGTAGGCGCTTATCAAGCCATAACGGATATTCCGCAATCAAGCTCTTAGATTTCGGAACACCAACCTCAGTACAACGCTGGCAAAGATGCTTGCTATAAAGATTAAGATTAGTTACATCAGCACCATCGTTCCTAATTTTCCTGGTCACTTTATCTTCCGAAAGACCAAAGAAAATTGCTGCTTTTTTCAGGTGTCCATCATCAGATCCTTTCAGACCTATCCTAACTGTGTTTACATCAGGTGCATTACAACCATCAGCGTAAATAAAACCAAGCCAATACGCCTTATTTGGTGTATCGATTGCATCAAATACAGTTTCGTTAAATTGCGTAAATCTATGGCTTTCATTTTTTGAGCGAAGCAATCCTTGTTCAGCCGCCCATCGCTGAACCCGCTCCTTTCGTATTGAGAACTTCTGAGCCAGAGATTTTGCAGAGACTCCATCTGAATATAGCCTGACAATTCTTTCGATTTGAGAATTGTCGAAAATTTCCCTTTTCAATTGGAAGTTGTTCTTATAAATCTCTTCTTTTACCAGAAGAAGAGAAATGTTTAATTTGGCGGCAATTCTGGTTATTGCCATTCCATCCGCTACTAACCGCGATATGTCAGTCATACCAATATACCGCGTTAATTACTTTGGCTCGACTTATTTAAAGAAAAAAGCTGGATATTTACATATCCAGCTTTTCATCATCCTAATTAGGCCATTTGATATTCGGCGTAGCCGCTGCACGAAATGGCTTGTTTTAGGCTTATCCGACTAGTGTTGACTTACGCGATGCAGCGACTGCTCTCGGGTTTACAATACCAATACCAATTTCCTCTGACACCACCCAGCCGAGTTTTAATTGTTTTGGCTCGTCTGCTGGAATGACTTCGATGTCCTGACGGATTGGAAGCACACCAACGAACTCTGGGTCCGAAGCTCCGTAGACAGTTCCTGGTGGAACGATCTTCGAAACCATGATGTCCGCGCCCCAAATGTGAGCGTACAGACCGGTCTGGAGAATTTCACGCTGCGTAACCGGATCAATCTCACCAGCCGAGGTTCCGGAAGCTGCCCAGTTAAGGATGTCCGTAAACTCGTTGATGTTCATGAAGTACTTCGTGGTCACAAGGTCCCAACGATCAATCTGAACCTTGATTTCAACCAAGTCGCGCTTCATCAGGCCGCTGTCAGTGATGTCCTGAAGCGTGTTCTCAACCGAGGATGCTGCATCGATGGCGGCGAAGATGTTGGCATCTTCCTGAGCCATAAGCTCTTGACGAGCCTTCTGCACTGCACGGTCGATAACGTTGAATCGACGACGACGAACCTCTGAAATACGAACGGTTGGGTTCGAGTAAAGCTCGAACGTAGGAACCGTAATACGGTCGCCGAACACACGAGACTCTCCACCGGTACCATTGCTGGAAATAACGGTTGCGGCGACATCAATGTCACGCTCGTACTTCGGATCCACGCCCTGTGGCAGAGGATCTACGACCAACAGACGACGGGCGATTCCCTGGTAGTCCAAGTTACGACGAATTGGATTCGCCATGGCCTGGGCAAGAGCAAGCTTTCCTTCCTGCGTCATAATTGCGCGGGCGATGAGTTCGTCGCGCTTCTCGTCATTCAGACTTGGCTGACCCGAAAGGGCCATATTCGATGGCTGTCCTTCTTCGAGGATAGCTGCATACTTCACTAGAGTATTCAATGCGTCCTTGACGGACGAGGCATTCATACCACCACGGGTATCAAATAAAGACATATGTATCTCCTAAATTGTTTGGTTGTTAAGCTGCCAAAATCCATCAACAGCTCGTGGAGTTGGGGCCACGAAAGCAGCCCCAAGCCCTATTCAATCAGCGATTACACCATTGGAGGCGCGAAGTAGATCAGTGCGCGAGCCATTCCACCGTTTGCTGGAGCGCCTGGGCTCGGAGCATAGGCAGCCGTTACCAAGCTAACTGGCGTGGTAACCAGACTTCCACCCTTGTAAGGCTCGAAGTTCAAGAAGCGACCGAGTGTGCAATATCCATCACCAGCGTCGAAACTGACAGCCTGGTTAGGAGTCAAAAGACCAGCACCCGTGGCAAACAACTTTGCTCCGATCTGCAGAGTGGCGTTCGTTGGCACAAGACCAGTGGTGGTCGTGGTGTCAACTGCATCCAATGTCACAGCGTACGTTCCTGGCTTGTCCCACAGAGTGAGCTTGCCGGAGCCGAGTGCCGTGTGTGGGCCTAGTTGAATAGCAGGAGCCTGTCCAGCACCATAAGCTTGCTGTCCAGCGATTCCACCAATAACTGAGCCGAAAAGTGTTCCGTATCCCCAAATACCATCGTCCACCAACATGAGAGGACGATCGCCAGCTACAAGAGCTGTCGTTGCGACTGGACGGGTTGTCTTTACATAACCGTCAACCTTCACATCATAAGCTGCGCTATCGGTATTAACCGTTACGCCCTTAATTGTTGCAACTTCTCCACCCTTTACGGTGAGGTAGATGCCGTCAGCGCCATCAAATTGTCCAAGCGGATTTACGCCGGGATTTACGAGTTCTAATGCCATGTTATTTCCTGTTTGCACCACTTCTTTGGTGCGCCATGAGTCTTACATCTGTTGGTCTTAAATCTCGATAAAAACCGAGACACCATAAATCAATACAAATGTAGTAGTAGATGAGAAATTATTTTTCTACATTTTCTATCAAATTCGTCATAGCCCTCATACGCTCATCAATAGTTGAGGTTTGAGGCTGTTTTTCAGGGACTTTCTGCTCAGTTTTTTTACCAGAGAATGGTAGTTTTTTAGGTGTTGTGCTACCTTCCCGCCCCTGATTTTGGTTGCCTCCAGGACTCCACTCATCCAAATTTGAATCCTCTTGTGAAATGAACATGCTATTCAATGGAGTGCCACTAAACCTATTTGAATCGCTGGGGTCGCCTAGGTCATCGAGCGTAGCCTGCCCGAACTTAGCAAGAAGCGTGAGTGCAGCGTCCACGTCAGCAATTGTAGCGTTTGGGTTGAGTTGCCCATTGCTCCAAATCATTCCTTTAGTAGAAGGAACTCGGGACGCAATCAAACTATCAAGCCGTCTCATTGCGCCATGAAACGCGCTCTCAGAGCCCATAATTTCGCGATGGAGCAGAGATTTGCTCTGTAGATATCTCTTCCAATCGTCTATGGAATTCCGAGACCTATCATCCATCTTATCCTAGCTGTGAAATAAGAGCTTTATTGATAGATTCTGTTGGAGATTGTGGCGTATTCGCCGCCACCAGATCTGGTTGAGGAGGAGCTTGAATCTGTGGCTTTTCAGCTTCACGAGCGATAGCTGAATGAACTTCTGGAGCTTTTTCCTGTACAACTTCTGCGGTATCTTTGATTTTGGCTAGTTCTTGATTAATGGCACCAAGCAAACCACCACGCTCCGACTTACCAGTGGTTCCAGGTACAAATTGTTTGAGTTGACCAAACATATCTGCTTTGCCTTGAAGAGCAAAAATTAATTTCTCTTCTGGGGTATCGGTGAGCGAACTGGTAAACTCATGGAGCTTCGCCATCCACTCTCCTCTTTCTTCAGTGTCGGTATTACTAGACATCGCTTGAATTTGTTTAACCCACTTCGGTATTTCGGCTCTGACCTGACCTAATACTGTGTAAAAGTTATTAATCACTTTATGAGCCGCTTCTGCTTTCGTAGCCTCAGAGGCCTTTTGTGCGGCACTAACAGAATCTCTAATAGAGCGAATCGGCGACAACTGACCCTTGACACTGTTTACCTGTCTAGCCAAAGTCATCAAATAATTCATATCCTGCTTGATAGGATTCAGATTCATACGATCTGAAAGTTCCTCTGTAGCAGCAATAACTTTTTGAGCGTTTTGATAAACACTTTCAGCAGGCGGTGCCCCGCTGTAGAAGTAATAACCAAGACCCAATAATGCTACCGCAATTGCACCAACGGCTACTGGAGCTATAGCTTCCTTTTTTATTTGACGCTCTTCCAAACGCTGCGCGCAAGAATCAGCCAATGTCATCAATCCATCTTCGTCTTGGTGATCAAGCGTGAATGCTGATCTGATCAAAGAGTCAAGTAGTTCTTTCTTGGCCGCAACATAACGCCTCTGCGTCAGATGACCATTTGGCATCTTCTGCGCAATGTAAGCCATCATGTCGTGACGTTGTTCCTCATTTTCAACAATGGAATTCATGGCGTCATAGGCTCGACCAACAACGGCGGTTTCCGGATGAGCTAGTTCAATGATGGACTTCTTCTTTTCCGGCTCTGGTTCGATGTTGTAAAGCAAACGAATCGCGTCATCCGAGAGAGAATCACGAGCTTTGGACTTTGGTTGCTCGTCATCATCAGCTACTGAGATTAATCCTTGAGCAACTGCGATCTTTTCAAATTCATTCCAAATATCCTGATTCATTATTTTCTCCCTTCATTTTGAACGGCTCTAAACACATCATCAATGAACAGATTGACCACATCATCCCTTTTCTTGAAGGGATCTGGGATAGATATATCACCCTGTCCTGGTCTCCACTTCTCGGTTGCGCTACGCACGGCATTCCAAAAAGAAGGAGTATTCAATATTATGCTTCTATATTGACTTAGGTTGGGATATGACTGTATTGCCCATTGCAAAATCATCTCTTGAGGTTGCCGACCTGCCAGATCCTCAATCCACAAATCTCCCGGTTGAGTCTTGTAAACATATGCCCCCGCACCAGTTGGAGCCGGCTTATTCACATCACTTTGAACAGGAGCTGAGGCCGATGCGCCAGGCGTTGTTGCTGACTGACCCATTTCGTGTTTTGGCAATACAGCGCCAGCCACTGCAAGCAGGCCAGCTGATAGCAATACTGTCTTCATAAACCATACCAATAGCCCGACAATGATATTACCCCTTCGTCTAGCCGAGAACAGATTTAGCAGTCCCTTAAGCGGATTCAGCCAACCACCCTCAGCTCGATTGCGGGCAATGTACCCAGTGCCAATAGCCTCTTTGGTAAGTTGTCCTTTATCCCGCATAGCCCTTAAAGGATACAAAAGATCATCGGCCTGGCCCTCTTCCTCTGGTGACTCTGGTGGGGTGTCTGGAACTTCAGGAATTGCTGCTTGGGCAACGCTATTGATTTTCGCAGGATCTACTGGTTTTCCAGCCTCAATATCAGGTAAAATGGCACTTTTTATCTTATTGAAAACCGATACTATATCGTATCCAAAATGTTCAGCTACGGTAACTAAAACTCCAAGTAGCGGATGTATGCCAAAGAATATTCCTGGGACTAACAGATCTACAATCTTTCTTGGAGTGCTATAGTTACCTCCCACTAAGGTCGAAACCTCATTACCAATACTGGGTAGGATTGAGGCTAAATCAAAAGCGTATTTATTCATGCCAGATTGGTTAAATTCAGCAAGCACCTGAAACGTTTCTTCAAGCAGAATTGTATCGGCTACGTACTGAACCTCACCTGACATTATAATCCTCTTCTGGCCTTTTCCATTTGTTCTTTATACTCAGTTCTCCAAGTTCCATAAACACTATTGATGGCATCAATCCAGCGATTTAGCCATGTATTCTGAATCTTCAACTCATCGTCATTTGGTCGATACGCCTTCCAAGAATTATAGACCTCTCTGATAGAGTCTCGAACCGCAATTACCCATGGGCCGAAGTTAGCAATTCTCTCGGCATTGTCTTTACCTTTAACATTGGCTTGAGCTAGTGTGGTCCAAGCGCCACCATGCCACTGACCAATATCTAGTTCAGGCAACACTCCACCATACTGCTTAACAGTCTTCAAAGCTGGAACTGAGAAGTCGGCAAAGTTGTCAAGAGACATAAACCTACTTAGCGGTGGCTTCTGTTGATCTTGATGAACAGTTCGGCCTCCACGATCCTCTCCACCGCCTTCACGATGAGCCCGACCACGGCCGCCAGAACCAGCACCTCCACCCCCTCCTAATGCTTCTCGAAGAACACTAGAGGTTATGACCGGTGACTTACCGCGCTTCTTTAATAGATCGATAATGGCATCCTTTGCATCCTGCCATTCATCAGAAATTTTACCCATCTGCCTGACATAATAGTCAGCTAACTGAGCGTCTAACAAAGTTCCTACTTTGCCCTTACGATCTGGTCGTGGACTCGGAAGTGACTTACCACGATACGCTTCATAGATTGGGTCGAACATCTGCTTAGCTCTATCAGTGAACCACTCGATGATAGCCTCCAAAGTGCTTACGCAATGTGGGTCATCGGCAGCTGGCGCGGGAGCGGCGGTTGGAACTGTAGTTACTGGAGCAGTTGAGACATCTTGCCCTAGTCGATAAATCGATCTGTCAAGAACTTCACGAGCCATTTTTTGCATATACTCCTCAAAGGAGGCTTCTTTAGGCTCGGTTCTTGGGGCTCCCTTAGCCCACGGATTCTTAATCTCTGCTGATGGGGCTTGGTTTTCCTCTGATTCCTTTTCGCCACTTGACATTTGAATTAGCGGAATACAACGAAACTTACCACCTTTCGGCATCAAGCCTCGGGTGAATTCAAAAAACGCAGTTAGGTTTGTGAGGTCGGTCACCATCACTGGTCGGCTTCCCCAATGAGCAAATGGATTATTAACTCCATCTTCTGGAAGGCCAGCATCAATCATATCCACTATCAAAGAACCAGTGCCTTGAGCTTCTGGAACAGTGGTGGTTATTCCAACATGAGAGAATAACCGAGATAGATTGTCTATATTTTGCTTGGCTAAGGTAAGGAGATCATCGTTTGTTTTATACGGTGACGGACCGGTTCCTTCTGAAATAATTACATCTTGAAATCCAAGAGCATTTACAAGCGTCTTGATTTGTAGCAATACTTCGCGAGTGTTCTTCCCCCAAACACCGTCTACTGGAGATTTGCCCAAACCAGCAGCCGCCGTCTTCCCAAATTGCCTCGCTAACCCCTGAATATAATCGACTGTCACCTGGGTATTTGGAGCTGTTTGTTGAAGTTTTGCTAGCGCAGCTTTAGCAACATCTGTTTGGCTTAATTGGCTTCCCAGATCCATCATGAGCTTCTGCATTGTGCGGACAGCACCATCAACCTCATCATTACTCTTGGTAACTGGAGCGGCCCCAGCTGGAGCGGTCCCACCACTCGTCGGAGCATGAGCCTTTCCAGTATTACCAACACCGTTTACAAGTGATACTAAATCAGTTGCCATATTATACCTTCTTCTCGGCTGGTGTTACACTATTCACAAGCTTCTGAATCTCTTTTTCAAGAGTCACTTGATCTGGTACCTCTAATCCGAATTTCTTCTTAAGCTCAGCCGAAACCATTCCCCACGGAGCATGTAGTTTGCCCTTCAAGAATTCTTGTAGATTGGAAACGAACTTCTGCTTAGACTCTTCATGCGTATCCGAATAATGCTTCACAACAGCCGACAAAACATCTGGATTACCGGAGTATTGCGACAATTGAGAGCTTTGAGAAATTCTGGAATATTGGTTAGCTGCTTCTGTGTAGTTGCCAACAACATATTCATGTAGCTGTGCGGTAGCGGGAAATAATCGTGATATGAAATCAAAACGAGGTTGAGATTCCAAGTTAGCCTGAACCTTCTTGAGTGCCGCAACACAATTACTTAAGAGCAACATGGACTCGTTGAAGGATAACGTCTGGAAATCTTTGTTTGGGTTGACATTATCAGAATCAGCGTATATCTTGTTTACGAAATCACTAACGTACTTTTGAGCGGCAGCAATGTTCTCATTGCCAGCGCCAAACGCAGCTGCGTATACAGCACGAGCCCTGTCGGCCAAGGCCTTAGCAGCAGCTCTGGCATTCGCTTCATTCAACCCAATCTCCATACCTCCAGCAAAAATATATTGAGATTGATTTTGTTTATTCAAATACGTACCCTGGAAGTTAATTCCTAGAGCACTAGCAATTGCATTAACTCCAGCCATTTGATTACCGGTCCAAGCAGCAATAGCTTCATAAACCTTATTATCATCTACGTATGGAATGTTCTGTTGTCCAAAGGATAGAAGCCCGGCCTGATTAGCAATACCCTTTACCTTGAACCACGTACTGACACTTGCAATATCTGATTTTTGACCAGCCAATCCAACAAGTGCGACAAAGGACTCAGGATTTCGAGCAACTACAGCGTCATCAAGCCTGAAACTATCAGCGCTTACAGGTTTTTTTGCTATACCACCCATCACCTTAGTGAATACATTACCAACCTGTACATTGATAGGAAAACTGCTTTGTTGGGCGAATTCTGCTGGAACGGACGAAACCTCTTCTGCCTGCGCTACTTTATTAATCATGGAAGCTAATGAAGCCATACTATTCATCGGCTGCTTGCCAGTAGGTTGTTTGCGAGTAACAGCCAGAATCTTGTCGGCAATACTCTGCATTGTCTCGAACGCGCCAAGATCGCCAGAACCATCAATAAGATTCACATCCCCATCTCGGTGAGCAAATCCAATCAAATCAGCATTAGTCTCTTTGGTAACGTTGTACAAAGCATTTTCAGCAGTTTTGTAGAGAACTAACTTCTGCTCAATATCTTCGGCTTGAGTAACGAAGCCCTTACGTCTCATGGCATAAGCAAGACGAGCTACATCTTGAATAAGATCGTCAGAAGGAACTGCATCTACTTCTTGATTGATCTGTTGCTCACGCTCCACTTCCTGCGCAGCAAGTTTGACCAATTCAGTTTCGGTTGGCTTGAAAAATCCTTTCTTGACAGCCTGACGCTCAAGTTCGCGGTACACTTCAGACTGATATAGGTTATCTGTATATTTTGAAAGCGTCATATTAGTCCTCAAGGTCAAGCAACTCTAAGCCATTCAGAAAGTCCTGATCTACTTTCTCTTTTAGCTCTGGGTGTTGTTTCAATACATCCGCAGCCTTCTTGAGATATGCCTTCAACGCTGGGTCACCGGCAACCTTTTGACGGAATGCTGCGATCTCTGCCATTACCTGGTTCTCGTGATCGAGAGTGGCGGTAACAGCATTCGCCTTCTGAAGCTGCTCTCGCGCAAGCTCAGCTTGAGAATAGTTTCTCCACACCTCCGAGCTATTCATCACTCGTCTAGTCTGGGTATCGTCGAAAAAATCCTTCCAAACCTCATCGTTCATGTAAAACACCTTTAAATATGGCTGTGGGCAAAACCTATTTGTATGCTTAAGTAGTCATATATTTCCTCAAAGCCATAAAATCTGCATATGACTCTTTTCCTCACTTGCTGGAGTGATGACCTTGGCCAATATAAAAGCATGTTCAGATGGCCGCTGACTGCTCAAAAGTCCCATCTTGTTACAATAGAGAGAGCTCCCAATATTTATCTCGTGATCTCTATCGAACCTATTCAAATCCACCACCATTCGCTGTGGATATACATTTGCTTTTCTACCAAAATCAATAAACCCTCCACCAAAACAACGATTTCCTAATAGGCCAAATGGAGAGTTACCATCACACAAATCCACTACCAAATCGCCTTCATAATCAACAATGCTGACGATGTGCCCTGGAGCAAGACTTACACCTGGTTTTATAGGAAACCGAACCGGCTCCGTGAATAAAGACTCAACCAGTTTGAACATTGCTAAACCCCTGACACTCTTCTTTGAGCCTCATCCAGGGATATTAGCTTATTACCCTTCTTGATGTTCGCAATCGTCTCTAGAGGGCGAAGATTCTCAAGCGCCCATAGCTTCTTGAAGTTTTCACAATCCAAAGATTCAAATGTACGTTTGCTTTTCGGAATTATATGATCTATCTGCCATGTAAGTTTACAGCATCTCTTATCCATAAATGCTCTAATTTTAAAGCCAGACGAACTCTAAAGTGCCGAAGGCAGCTGTTGGGGGGCCTGTCACCATCGCAACTCCCGGATAATCTTCATTTGGCTGCGAAGTAGTTAATTTTCCATTTTCGGATACGAATAATATAGAATTTAGCGGATAGCGCTGATTTGTCTCGTACATATCGCATTGGAAGATGCCGCGTTGGAACCACACGGTAATATGGCCACTTCCTAGCGTCGAGTCATCGCCCGATACGTTTGGAATTTGGTATGTATAACTAACAACGGTGCGAATAGCATCTGGAATACCATCGCCATCAAAGTCGAAATTGAGCGCCGTTCCGGCCGGGAATAAGATCATGCCATTGCGCGGAAATAATGCCACATCCACCGGAGAGGTAATGAAACTAGATGGAATGATATTGGGATTATTCAATTCCCATTTTACATCAACACTAGTTACCAGCTGTCCTTGCTGCTCAACTGCCATTGTGATAGGTACAATAACTTCTTCATCAACAGATGGGGCCGTAAATGCCCGCGTCTTGAAATCATCGATAATACCAAATGGTGCCCTTCCATCACTCACACCACACACCAAATTGTTTCCACGCAGATATAATTGAGCAATCATTCCAGGCTCAAATTCTGCGGTTGGATCTACTGGGTATGATACTGGAATTGAATTTCCTATTTGTACAATCTTTAAGCTCATCTCTCTCCTTCTAACTCTATACCAGTATATATAACAAAGCCCCGGCGTTACCGAGGCTTTGCGTATTCAATTTGTGTGATTTTTACAGGGAGAGCAAATAAGCCTTAAGCTGTGGATTTGCTGAATTGCTAGCAAGGGCATTAACAATTTCTGGCCATCGCTCTGCAGTTGCCCAATTCATCTTGCCACGAGCCGGTGTCCTGACCCAATTAGCAAACTCTTGTGCAGCAACCTGGGCAGGTTCAGATAAAGCACCATTTGCTCCACCAACGATCCAGTCGTACAGAGGCCTGGCCTTCTGCTGTAGGGCTGATGCCAAATTACCCCAATCAACAGGCTGTGCCTGCATTACGACCTGACCAACATCATCAGCTTTTGCAGAATCAACCTTACCAAAGATAGGGTCTTTTGATGGATCTGGCACCTTGCCCCATGGCTCTGGAGCCTTTCCCATATCAGGAACAGGTAGTTCCTGGGCCATCTTCAGAATAGCTCCATAAGAAGCTGCTGCGGCGGCCTTTGCGATATCCTGCCAAGTTGGAGAGGTTTTGAAGCTAGTGCCTGCAACCTTCCAAACTGGTGGATTGAGAATTGCCTTATATGTAGCGAGAGCCGCTGCCCTGGCAGCTTTCTTTGCTATCTGTTCTTTGCGTGTCATCATGTCCTCCAATATAGATGTCTAATTAGTCGTCATCGGCCAGCCCTAAATCCTTTGGCTTAAATCCGAAATACTTAAAAACCTTCGCAGCCTCATCTTTGGAATTGCCCTTTTTAGACGTATCCGTTTTGGAGTCTGCTAACGATACCATCACTGCAGTCACTTCTTCTGCACGAGCTGTCCTCCCAACTCTCTCAAAACACTCAGCTGCATTATTCAACGCTTGCAACGCTGCATAAACAACCTGATCGTGTTGTTGAGTTTCTTCTACAAGAGATTCTTGCTGAGCTGCTTGCATCCCATCAAAAAGTTCCTGTTCACAAGATCCTTGTTTGAAAATCATATAGTTACCTCGATATCGCTTTCATCAATGGTTTGTGCCTTCTTGATAATTGCATCGATGGCAGCGCAATGAGTTTCGAAACCGGCATTTTGAAGCAAGTTACGAGCTTTAGAAAGAGAGGATATGGCCTCGTCTGCCCCAAGAGATTTTTTAAGATCTCCACTGAGCAAAAAGGCCATATCGCGTTCTATGTTTGCGGTGAAATTTTTCATATTACTCTTTTCATTTTCCCAGAGACTCTAAAAGTGCTTCCATTGCCGCTTTCTTTTTCTTGCCTTCACTCTTTATGCTTGGATACTTGTTATGTACTGCTCTAGATACTGCGTTTTGTAGTTCTTTCAACGAACCACTCCACCACGATGGAGCTGATTTATACTGATGAGATCTGGCAAGAGCATTTCGACCGCGACCAATCGTATCAATTGGAAAGTGATCTTTATCGTCCTTCACTTTTGGATGCTTGTTATCAAATACTGCAGCCGGCTTATTTCGTACCTTCGCTTTGGGATCTTTTTCTCCAGCTACTTTTGTGCTAAAAAATCAGCAAGCTTCTGCAAAGAGGTCTTCTTGCTAGCAACTTGAAGCAGAGATTCCAAACCCTCTTCTGGAACATCGGCCCCCTCAACTCCTTCCACCAAAGACTCAAGCTCTGGATCGTCAATATCAATCTCCTCTGGTTGCTTATCGAGAGCTTCCCAATCGCCTCCATCTTCGCTCGGTTCATCCAGCTCTGCCATCAAGGCTTCAAAATCCTTGTTATCGGCATCATCTTCGGCCATGCCCATATCGCAATCGGCAGCGCCATCAATCTCATCGGAAGCCTTCTTTACCTTCTTCTTGTCGTCCTTCTTATCTTCTTTCTTATCCTTCTCCTCTTTCTTCTCATCCTTCTTGCCGTCTTTCTTCCCCTTATTCAACCACGGAGGGAGACCCTTGGCATCGCCCTTATCTTCCTTCTTCTTAGCCTCTTCCTTCTTCTTGTCGGCGGCCTTCTTATCTTCCTCTTCCTTCTTCTTATCCTTACCCTTGCCCTTCTCCTTCTCTTCCTTCTTCTTGGCAGCGGTCTTCACGAGATCGTCAAGTGCCAAAAGTGCAAAAGAGGACGCCTTACCAAGTCCGGCCTCATCCAAAATCTCGGATGCTTTGCACAAACTATAAATGCAAGCTTCGTACTTAGTCATAGCCTTCTTCTTGGTAGCTTTGGCTTTGGCCTTCTCTTTATCAGCCTTCTCTTTCGCCTTCTCTTTCTCGGCCTTTTCTTTGGCCTTTTCCTTCTCGGCTTTTTCCTTGGCTTTTTCCTTGGCAGCCTTCTCAGCTTCCTTTTCCTTCTCGGCCTTGGCCTTCGCCTTTTCTTTTTCAGCCTTCGCCTTATCATCTTCTTTTGCAGCAGCAGTCTTTGTTAACTGTGGCTTTGCAAAAATATTCTGATATACTGGGCTGGCAATAATACCATTCATCTCTGTAGCAATATCGAATTTAGACATGTTTACCTCGTATGGATGGGCGGGGCTCTTCAACCCCGCCCGGCCCAGAAAATTAGAACTTCAGACCCTTCGAATCAAAGTAATTATCAAAGAATCCCTTGATGTCAGTTTCACCCTGCGATGCCGTCTTAGCCATTGGGAGAATTACTTCACCCGAGTTCAGAAGGCCAACCATAGGAATGGAAGCCTGTCGTGTCATTGCTGGCTGACGTGCCAAAATGTTCTTGAAGCTCTCAAATCCTGCGTCATTCCACTTCATAATGTCGTTGACCTGTGAATCAACCTGAGCCTCACTAATCATGCCCTTGGAAACCATTTGGTTAGCAAGTTCATATGCTCTCTTGATACGGCCCTTGTACGACTCAACTTCCTCTGCCTTCTTGGCTGTGGCATGTTCCTGCGTCAGTTTAGAGGCGAAGTCTTTACTCTCCGCATCACCGGCACCGAACAGTTCCTTCCAATACTTGACGGCATCAGCGTCAACGCCATGGGAAACCAGCTTGTCAACATCTTCAGACTTCATCTTGCCTTCGGAGACAAGCGCCTGAATCATCTCGGCCTGCTTCTTTACGCGAGGTGGCATATTAGCCAACTCAAGCATGGCGTCCTGGATATCCTTGGCAACATGGAACGCTGCGCCATCGACCTTTGGAGTTACATCCAAGTTACCGGCGTCAACCGCGCTAACACTACCACCTGGGTGTGCATCGTTAGACAGTTCATTAAACCCAAGCAAGCCCTTCTCGGCAAGCTTAACACGTGCCTGAGCACGACCTTCTTTAGTTGTTAGTTCCAATTTGTCTCCTGCTGTAACTGTGGTAACTTCATCTCCTGGTTGAATTGGGATAACCTGATTAGAGCCAGACGCCTTCTCAACTTTGACTTCAGTCGCGTCAGCAGTATCAACCGATCCCTTGCCAATATTGCTCAAGAATTTATCAAATGCACCGGCTGTATCTTCAGCTGGTTCATCCTTTGCCGCATCACAATCTTCGGTCTCGCAATCCACGGCTGGGGCATCGTCCTTGTCCGAGAAAATCTCATCCAAAATACCCTTATCTTCATCCTTAGCCTCAGCAACCTCTTCGGCTTGTGCTCGCTTCTCAAGTTCGGCAGTTCCGTAAGCATACTTAACAACTGCTTCCATCAACTTACCAGTCTCTCCAAGCATAGCCCTTGCATCCTTGACGGCTGAAATGGTTAGCTCATTCAGATAGTCACGCTGCTCTTCGGACATGGAAGCATAAGCCTCCTTGTACACGCGCTTGGCCGTGTCGATCTCGCGCATATGCTTTGCCAAAGAGGTAATGGTCTCATCAATGCCCTCTTGCAACATCCCATTTACACGCTTACGCATTGACTGCAATTGAGCTGCCGTCTTTGGACCCTCTTCGAACTCTGCGTCATCGGCCGGAGCAACGTCTGGCATTGCGTCCGCATCTTCAGCAACTGGTCCGCTGACCTTGTCACGAAGATCACTAAGCTTTTCTCCCATCTCATCTTGTAGAGATTGAAGATCACTCACGATTTCTGCTGGGTCCCCACCCTCAGCGCCGACATCTTTCGGAGCCTCAAGAGGAGGAAGATCTCCAGCCGGAGCAGCTTCTGGAGCCGGAGCTGGCGGAGGTGGTGGCGCAGCTTGAGCGCTCTTCAACAGAGCAGACGCGGTAGCTTCGAAACCTTCACTCTGGATACGGCTCAGAAGTGACTTGCCAAAACGCTCAGTTGCAACTGCATCATACAACGAATCGGAATTACCCTTGGTGATTTGCTCAACCGAGGCACGAAGAATTGGTTTGTCATTTGCGAACACAATCCAGCTCGAAGCTGACTTGTTGACGCGGCCATCTGGAAGAGCAACCTTCTCAAAACGAGCCTTCAAAGATGCACGAAGCAGCTTCTCTTTCTCTGGAAGATCGTCTCCATAAAGACCATCAACCTTACCAACCTCTGGGAATGGCTTCTTTCCAACCATGTTCTTGTGCTCGGTACGAACCTTTCCTTCGAGAGGATCGATTGGGTACTGTTGCTTGCCTGGCTTTGGCTCTTCTGTGCCCTGGTAGTAACCCTGGCTCATCAATTGTTCCTTGGCCTTCTTGAGAGCTGCTTCGCGGAACATTGCACGCTCGTGTTCGTC